TTTCCTAATTATTCCGCTCCTCATCGTGATGATAAAAAACCCTCGTTATCTATTTACGGTGACCATAACGAGAAGTGGAAAGATCATGGTGGTGAGGCGGGTGGTTCGTGCGTTGACCTGGTGATGTATGTGGAAGGCGTTGAGGCCGGTGAGGCTGTTAAGCGTTTGCATGAACTTTATGATATCCCGCGTGATAACCAGCCCCAGGTGCAGCGTGAGAAGTCGCTGGCTGAGTTTATTGCAGACAAGTGCTTTCATAACACAGAGCCGGCCAAAGATTATTTAAAAACCCGTGGTTTAAGTGCTGAGATTATTGATAAGGCGATTAAGAACAAGGTTGTGGGTTTTAATGATTATATTGGCCGTGATAAGCAGTCTAAACAGTCGATTGAAAAGGGTAAGTTTGGTTATTGTGGGCCCGGTGTTGCGTTTATTACTCGCTCGATGAACCCAGGGCGTGTGATGGCGGTGGATACTCGTTATTTTGATGCTGAGGCCAATGGTGGGGTTAAAACTACCTGCGCGGGTGAGAAGGCCGATTATCCGTGGTTTATGGATCTGCCAAAGCTTAAGGCGGCCAATACTGTTTATGTGGTTGAGTCTCCAATTAATGCGCTGTCGATTGAAGATTGTGGCATGCCTAAAACAGCCGCTGTTGCTGTGCGCGGTGTTTCTAATATTGCCAATATGGACTTTCATTTTTTGATGGGCAAAAAAGTCGTGCTGGTGATGGATAACGACAAGCCAGACAAGTTTGGAAAAAGACCAGGTACTGAAGCGACTTGGGTGCTTTATGAGAAGCTGACGGCGATGAATATTACCACGCATATTGTTAATCAGATTCCCTGGTGTGAGTTCGGCTACAACGATGTTAACGATATTCTTAAAGACCTGGATAAGTATAAATTACAGACGTATTTGAAAGATTTGGATGAATGGGCGATTGCTGGTTTGCCGGGTAAAGTTGATTCGGAAAACGAAAAATTGCTGGAGTATAAAGGCCGCTCTCGTCTTTATTTGCCGCCACATGATTACGCTAAGTATTGGCGCTTTGGTTGTCATGAGGATTTTACTTATCACACTAAAACGGTAAAAGACAAAGAGGATGATAAGGAGTTCACCGTTAACCAGGATGTCTGTGGTTTCAGAGTGGCCAGTGTTTCTAAATTATCCATTGCCAGTGTTAAGAGTGTGACCACCGGCGAGCCGGATTTAATGCCTCGAGTTCAATTTGCTGCCAGTGTGCAGGTGCCGCGATTGCCTCATTTAAAGCGCCGTGTTTTTAACGATGAGGATTTGCATAACCTGGACCGCTGGCGAAAGTTTGGGCCGATATTCGCGCCTGCTGTTTTTTCCCGTTTGTTAAATATTTTAGAGCGTTCAGCTGTATTAAGTGAGCGCTCTGCCATTAACTTTGTTGGCCTTGCCTGGAAGGATGGCAAGCCGGCTGTTAATGAGGGCTCTGATTGTTATTTTACCGACCCAGACAAGCAGTGTGCTTATGAAAAGCTGGTGTTTCCATCGGGTCCTGCTGGCAATGCCCGGAAGGTGATTGAGGCCTATCAATATACCTTTAAGAAGAATGCCGCGCTGATGCTGCTGGTGTGGTCGCTGGGTACTCACCTTAAGGCGTTTTTGGGTTTCTGGCCACACATGGAGCTGCAGGCGGCTAAGGGATCGGGTAAGTCGGTGCTGACCGAACGGCTTGAGGGTTCGATTGGTATGACGATGTTTTCTGGCCAGAGCATTAATACTGAGTTCCGAATTTTAACGACGGTTTCTCACACGTTTCATCCGGTTGGCTGGGAAGAAATGTCGGCTCGTGAACAGAAGGTTATCGACAAGGCTATCTCGATCCTGCAGGAGTGTTACAACAGCAAGGTGACTTATCGCGGCTCTGATATGACGGAGTACTTGCAGAGCGCTCCTGTGTTGCTGGCTGGTGAAGATGTACCGGTTAAGAGTTTGACCGGTAAGCTGGTGCGAACTGATCTGAGTAATAAGCAGGGCGATATGATGCCCGATAGCTTGCCTGTGTTCCCTGTGATGCAGTGGCTGCAGTTTTTGACCACTAAGACTAAGCCTGAAATTAAAGACATGCATAAGCGGGCTATTGAGCATTGCCGGTTGAATTGTTGTGCCACCGGTAAGGATGCTGGCGCCAAACGTATGGTTGAGAATTATGCGGCTGTGTTGGTAAGCTGGAGGCTGCTTGGTGAGTTTTCTGGCATTGCTTATCACCAGGGGCAATTTGCTGATGATTTACTGGCTGAAATGAATGCTCATATTACTCAAACATCGAGCGATCGTGAGCCGTGGGTTTGGATTATTGAGCGCTTGCTGGGGGAAATATCATCTAATAATTTCAATTACCCTTATCAATTTAAAGTGGTTGAAGAGGACGGTGTGCCGGTTGATTGTTTGCTGATTCGGCCGAACCATATCATGCAGCACATTAGCTCTCAGATGCGTTTAAAAGAGTTCTGGAACTCGTTGCCCATTAAGACCGACCGCATTCTTAAACAACAGATGACCCATGCTGGCGTGATCCATAAGCCGCGCATTAGTGCAACGATTCATAAGAAGCGTGAGGAACACCTGGTTGCGCTGAGCTTACCCGCTCTTTTCAAGTTTGGTTTGCATGCGTCGACGCCTGAAAGTATGGAGACACACGTTGTGCTTCCTGATAAAGATGCAGAGCCCGCTAATGACTCTGATGGCAAGGCGGGGGCGGCATAGCCTTGTTCCTTAACCGCACCCCCCCACACCCCCCTAGAATTCCCTGCGGGATTTTTTGTCACTCGCTGTCGCGAGCGTGGAGAAGCTTGGAAAAAGGAGATATCGCGGTTTTTCTTATACTAGGTAGCAGGTGTACCCGTTTAAAATGCGCCCATCTTGCCTGTTTTTCACCTAAGTTATTGATCCTGTATATAAAACTGCGGGCGTGTTACCTCTCAAACTGGGCGCGTTACCTTCAATTATGGGCGTGTTGTGTCTTTTTCTGCGCAAGCCTGTTTTCTGCCTCAACTCCCTTTATTTATAGGTATCTCTTTGAAAAAAAAGAAAATAAGAGAGAGAGAGTAGGGGTATATAAGTATTCTCTTACTGGGCGGGTTAAGTATATTAGTAAATTCTTACTGGGCGCGGTTGAGTCTTGTGGGCGGACTATTCCGCGCACCCTTTTTAAGGTAAATAATCTTTTAATTCAATCACTTAAGTTTTTGAACATGCCGATGGGCGCGTGTGCGGCTGCAAATATGCCCCCACCCCCAATAGTGTGTGAAAAAGTGAGTGTTGTTCACGTTGATTTTGGGTGGTGTTTATGAGTCTGAAACGATTATTAATTTGCTTAAATTATAAGGACCTGAAATGTTAAAAATACCGTACGACTGCCCGAGAGGAAATAGTGACTGCATAGCTCTTTCTAATATGGTATCCGATGATGCAACGTCTTTTTTTTGTTGTGGTGAGAACAATGGTGATAATCGAGAAATCAAACAAGATAAATATACAGTTTGTTTTAAAGGCCCTCACCGTGACGATATATCCCACAACGACAAACGTGATTTGATTCATAACTCTGCTGTGTTGATACGGGCTTTGGCTGTAGTTGAAAAAGAACAAAAAGAAAGTCGTGACTGGTCTCCTTGGAAAGATTTAAAACAATGAATAATGATGAACTAATTCAAAAATGGCTCTTATATAAAGAAGTTAACCAGGGTCGCTCAGTTGCTACCGTGGATAAATACAGGAATTACCTGGTTCGATTTGCCACCTGGTTGAAAGATGAACTCAATGTAAGTCTGATTGAGGCACGTAGAGATGATGTTGAATTATTTAGTGGTTTGATTTCTTTCAAGCAGGGTTTAACACCACGCGCCCGACGGCCATTGATTGCTGCATTACGTGAGTTTTATAAATACCTTAAGAAAAACGGATTGCGATCAGATGATCCGGCCGCTGGCCTCGAGTATCCAGACTACGGCCGCAAGATCCCTAAGGTGTCATCATTAAAGACAGCTGAACGGTTGTTGATGGCACCGGATCTCTCAACGTTTTTGGGTGTGCGTGATTGCACCATTATGAGTACGTTACTGGGTTGTGGTTTAAGAATATCCGGGCTTACTGGCCTGAATGAGTCTAGCCTGCAGTATGTAGAGAATGACGGTGTTATTCGTTTGTTGATTAAGGTCAAAGAGAAGGGTGACAAAGAGCGCCTGCAGCCTGCACCGATGGAAGTTAAATTGCTGATTGATGCATACCTGTCTCATCCTGATTTAAAGAAGATCGATCGTGTGTTGCCTGATGGTGACCGGGTGTTGTTTGTGTCGGTGGCTAACAGGTGTGTGCCTGAGCATAAGTACATAGGTGAAGAGAGGCGCTTATCTAATAGATCGGTCAATGACATGATCAGTAAGTACGGTGAGCAGCTGGGTATTAAGGCTGAAGAGTTAGGTCCACATGCTTTACGTCATCGCTTCGGTACCGAACTGGCTGAGGGTGATGAGAGCCTGGATAAGATACAGGACCTGCTAGGCCATTCAGACCAGGCAAGCTCAAAGATATACATACACCTGGCAACACGAAAGAAGATCGAGGTCATCGATCGATCAAATCCCCTGGGCAAGATAAGAACCCCTGTCACAGATATTCTGAAATTACTGGAAAAAGAATCATGATGCGCCTTTTAGGCCTGAACTGGCGCTTAGAACTTATATACCCCGTACCTACCATAATAATCATTTGCTGGTCTGTCGGCCTTTGCAGAATGGGTGCAGGTGTTCCCGTAACTCGTCTTAATAACGGGCTAAAACAGATTGGTATGAGTTGCGTGTTCTGTACAGAAGGCGCAGCTCAGTACGTTTGGTGTGTAATAGATTCAAGAGGTTACGATGGACGATAAGACACAAACACGCAGCTCAACCAACAGAATCACAGACAATAGTGACCAGGCAGAAGGGGTGGGGGGTCGGCTAGAGAATGCTAATATTCCCACAGAGGGGGGAGGGTACCTGGATACCTGCAGTAATTCTGAACTTGCTCTTTTGAAAAAAATCGCGCCCCCGGGTGATCCTCGATTGAATATGCTGCACGATATTGGCCTTGCTGATCATTGGATAAAAATCGCCGACTTGGTTGGATTTGATCATTTCATGACTATGTGGATGATTCTTGATGAGCCAAACGTTTACGCGTCATCGCGAGAAAGGAAGCGCCGGCGGATTCATGTGCCTCAATACAGTAAATTTATGCGCTTTTGTCGTGAAAAAATTATTGTAGATTTATCAAATAAAGGCAAAAAACCTCATCTTATTCATAAGATTTTGCTTAAAGACATGTGTGAACGCGTATCAGTAAGACACATAGAACGAATCATAAAAAACAGTAATATTGATAAATGAATGCTAAGACTGCTGTTATATACGCCCGAGTTTCAGACAAAAAACAGGTGGAAACGAACTTATCTATTCCTGCTCAAATTGAAAAGGGGAAAGAAAAAGCGGCCTCTGAGGGATGGGAAGTGGTTAAGGTGTTCTCCGATGAGGGAATATCAGGTTCTGGTATTGCCGGTCGGGATGGCTTTTTGGCCGCAATAGAATACTGCGAAATTTTCAATGTAGATAATTTTATTTGCTGGTCATCAAGCCGTTTTTCACGAAACCGACTAGATGCTGCATTATTTAAAAAGCAGCTTGATGACAACAACACATCTATCCATTACTTGACCATGAGTATTGACCGCGACACTGATGCCGGTCGATTAATGGATGGTTTTTTTGAGCTGATGGACGAACACAAATCAATACAGACCTCTCGTGATACCAGGCGATCTATGGTGCGCAATGCACAGGAAGGTTACTGGAATGGTGGTCATGTGCCATTTGGATATCAATTATTACCTGCTGAGGAAAATCCGAAAAAAAAGAAATTAATCATCAATCCTGATGAATCATGGATTATTCAGAAAATATTTGAATTAAAATCATCGAAAGGATCTGGATGCCGAGCTATAAGCAATGAACTTAATCAGATGGGATTAACCAATCGAGGGCGTCGCTGGGCCAAAAGTACAGTAATTTCAATTTTAAGGAATGAATCATTTATCGGTCAGAAGATATTTGGAAAAACAAGCAGATCGAGTGGCCAAGTACTACCCAGAGAACAATGGATAATCGTGGAGTCTCATGACGCGATAATTAGTAATGAATTATGGAATGACGTTCAATCTAAATTAGATAGAGACAACCTTTCAGGCGATTCACAAGTAAGAAAGCCTGTCGCTCATTCTAAGCAGATATTTGCTGGACTTCTGTCCTGTGAAGAGTGTGGATCAGCTTTACATTTGAGCCACTCAACAGGCAGATCAAAGAGTTACCCGTATTATAAGTGCAGTCAGTTAAATCCTAATAATTTGCACAAGGTTAAAGCTCATAATGCTGACAATATTGATCAAATACTATTAGATGTGATTGCTGTCGATGTTTTAAATGATATTAACATTTCTCAGCTTGTTGATGAGGTTAATGAGAGTCTAACCAGCTGGAAAGCTGATAATGAAAATCAGGTGTCTGGTCTGCAGAAAGAACTAAATGATGTTGATAAACGATTATCCAGAATGTATGAGCTACTAGAAACAACGGATAAAGAGTTTCTTGATCTTGGTGATTTGGGGCCTAGATTACGCGAATTAAAAGAAAAGAAAGTTAAGATTAATAGAAAAATAGAATCGATGATTATTCTGTCGTCAAATGCTAAAAGCCCAAAACAAATTGATTTAAACGATATGAGAGATATCTTGTCAGATAGTTTACTTAAATCTGGTGATACTCAGAGAATAAGAGAATTTATAAAGCTATTTGTTGTTGATGTAAGAGTGAGTGATGTTTGTTTGAAGCTGGAATATAAGCCTAAGAACCTAGTTTCCGCGATACGGAAACCGGTGCTTAGTCAAGAAATTTGGCTCCCCGACCTGGACTTGCTGAGCACCAAAACATTAAGAGTTAACTTATGATACTGTACTGTGGATACTGTATAGTCTTATATTAAAGATAATAAGGTTAATAGCGCTATTATAAGTTTCATCCACCTGTTCATAAAAAATACAAATGGGGCCGGTTAGGTTGCAACTAGATATTAGTTGCATATTAGTTGCATATTAGTCTAAACTGGAATACATGGATCAATGTCCAAATCTGATAAAGCATTAATTCGTTTACAATCTTTACCAAAAGATTATCGTTGGAGTGAATTAGTGACTGTATTAACACGATTTGGATTTAATGAAATACAAGGTAATGGCTCACGAGTTAGATTTTTTGATGAAACAACTAAATTAGTTTGTTGTTTTCATAAGCCTCACCCCGGATCTATTATGAAATTATATGCTGTAAAAGAAGCTTTAAATTACCTAGTTGATAATGGATATATCGATAATGAGTGATAAAACACTTAAATATAAAGATTATTATGGCTCTATTGAGTGTGACCTTGAAGAAGGGATTATTCATGGGAAAGTATTACACGTACGTGACTTAGTTACTTATGAAGCAGATTCAATACCAAATTTAAAAAAAGAATTTGAATTTGCGGTTGATGATTATCTTGAGACATGTAAATCGTTAGGGAAAGAGCCTAACAAACCATATTCAGGTAGTTTTAACGTGAGGATAGGTCCTGAGTGGCATCGTAAGCTTGCTATTTATGCCGCTAATCAGGAAAAGAACTTAAACAAGGTTGTTTTAGAGGCTATTCGTGCAAAATTAAATCCAAAAGTCGATCATGTTCATATAAACCATGATCATAACCATAATATACATCATGAGCATGTGGTTAAGTTAGAAAGCTCAATGAGTAATACTAGTGAATTTAATTATGAATCTATACAAACGGAAACCATATGGAACGATATACAGCTGAACAGGTTCTCAGAGGAACAACATTAAACGAAATAATTATACCTAGTTTTTCACTAAAAGTTTCTAAAGTTCCAGAACGAGGAAAGGGTAAGGTATCAATAACGTCGAATACTGAATATCAAATTAATGATGAGCAGAATAAATTAATAGTTATTTTGACTCTATCTATAGTTGGTATTATTGATACTGATACTGATACTGATAGTGATGAAGACCCAGCTTTTCAACTTGGGTGTACTAGTACGGGTATTTATATGGTATCACCGGAAATAAATCTTAATCAGGTTTCGGATATAAATAGTTCAAGCCCATATTTTAATGATGTTGTTGCTAAAGAAATGTATCCTGTTATTAGGTCTAAGATGCAAGAGATGTTAGATCTTTCAGGTATGAGGGGTGTGCAGTTACCTTGGAGTATTCAGTTTTCCCCAGTGAAAAAGTAGTTAGTTTAGTTTGACCCTGTAAATAAATCTGTGTAACTGTTTGTTTTAAAGTTTAAACATAATCAGTTAAGCGCTCTTCAAATTCAATCATAAAACGATTGAGCGCAGATTTCCAATTTCGAATGGGCATGGTCCATTTTTTAGATGCTTCCTGTATAGCAAGATAGACCACTTTTTTTGCCGCATCATCGGTTGGAAAGAGTTTTCGTTTTTTAACCGATTTACGAATAACACTGTTCAGTGATTCAATCGCATTGGTTGTATAAATAGCTTTTCGAATATCTTCAGGATAGTTGAACAGCGTGTTTAAGTTATGCCAGTGCGCACGCCAGCTGCGACTGATTTGAGGATATTTATCATCCCACCTGGCTTCAAATTCCTTGAGTGAGTTTAAGGCTTGATCTTCGGTGACTGATTGATAAATCTCCTTTAAATCAGCAGTAACAGCCTTGTAATCTTTCCAGGGTACATAGCGCACAGAGTTGCGAACCATATGCACAATACAAAGCTGTATTTGTGATTGAGGATAGACTGACTGTATCGCATCAGGAAAACCTTTGAGTCCATCGACACAAGCAATGAGAATATCCTTAACGCCACGGTTTTGTAGCTCGGTCAAAACACCTAGCCAGAATTTAGCCCCTTCATTCTCTGAGAGCCACATGCCTAATAGCTCTTTGTGGCCTTCCATATTAACGCCTAAGGCCAGGTAAACCGCTTTGTTGATGACCTGCTTGTCCTGCCTGATTTTAAGCACAATACAGTCTAGGTAAACAATGGGGTAAACAGCATCTAATGGGCGTGCCTGCCATTCAACGACTTGTTCAATGACGGCATTGGTGACTTTGGAAATGAGTGTGGGCGACACTTCAGCGCCGTACATTTCATCAAAGGTACGGACGATCTCTCGGGTTGTCATGCCTTGTGCATAGAGAAACAGAATCTTATCGCTCATTGATGTAAAACGACGTTGATTTTTCTTTACCAACTCAGGCTCAAAATCACCATTTCGATCACGTGGCGTATTTAGCTCAAACTGGCCATCTTCTGTTTGTATGGTTTTACTGGAGAAACCATTACGGCTGTTATCCGTATTGGCTTTCTCATGTTTGGAATAACCGAGATGGTCATCGAGTTCAGCGTTTAAAGCCGCCTCAACGGTAATTTTAGTGAGCATCTGCCGAAACTCGTTCAGATCCCCCTCTGTTTTGATGTTCTTGGCCGCTTCTTGTGCAAAGGCCTGCAGTTCTTCTTTGTTCATAATCGTTTATCCTTCCCTGTTAGGGGTTAATGATAAACAATTACACAGAAAATGTTACAGTCTCTTTAGTTTTATTATAAGTTCTTGTGTTAATTTGATAATTTTTTATTAAGTCTAAGTTTTTTGTGGATCTTGCTTTTTCCTTGGTAATACATATTTTTTCTTTCTTATAGATTTGGCCAGTTTTTTTAATTTCTTTGAATCATTAGATAGACTCTTAATTACAGCCGTTAGTATTCTGTCAATTATAAATTCACTAATGCTTTTTCCGAGTACTCCTCTAAATGCCTGCGAAAGTATTTCGTAATCTAAATCTACTTTATTGATATTACTGGTGACTTTATATGAGGAAATGGTTCTTTATCGGGTGATTTTCTTTTTTTTCCATAAAAAGTGTCCTACATGGGCGAGCTGGACTCGAATCATTATGGAATATAAGTTATTGAATATAAAGGGATAAAATGGAAAGAAAAAAGAAGGAATTTATATCTAAAATAATACCGAAGCTAACTTCTTGATATGTATGAGTATATCTGTGATGCGAAAGAAATGGCTCCCCGAGCTGTACTTACTACGAACCGCTGTTATTGAGGGTAATTTGCTTAGCGCCTGATAGCCCCTCATTCTGTCGCTGTTTTTTTTCTATTATGCGAATATGGGAAAAGTACGCAAAGATCCGTTATTGCTCGTTAATTTTAAGTGCCATTCTTGTGGGAGTACTCAAGAGTGTGAGCCTGATCGGGTGGTTGATGCGCCTGAGCATGAGTATCATCCGTGGTTGTATTATGCTTATTGTGATGCCTGTGGCGCTGAGGCTGAGCAGATTTTTTGGGAGCGTAATATTCTCAAAGCGAATGCTAATGCTACGGGCCCGAAAACGCTGGAAGGGCTGGCCAGCTCTGCCAAAAACCTTGAAGGTCATCCGACCACAGAAGAATCGAAACGAACCCGCTTTAATGCCATGAAGCATGGGCTTAATGCTCGTGTGGCTACTTTCTTTCCTGCCAAGCCTGGTAATTACCCTGAATGTAAAGAATGTGAGCATGCTGCGCGTGAGGATTGCGTACCTCAGCGGGTCTGTCTGAAAAAGACTGAGATTTTCCTGCGGTACCATGCGGCGGTTGAGTCGGGTGATCCTGAGTTGATCAAGGGCTATATGGCCGACTCTCAGGCCAATATGATGGCGCTTATGCATCAAATGATGCTGCAGATGGTTGAGGATGGCGGGCCGCGTCAATTAACGCCAATGTGGCATGGTGATAAGGATGGTGGCGTTCATTTTGTGGAATACCCCGATCCTAAAACTGGAGAAAAAACACAGCTCTATGAGGCAAAGGAGCATGTTTTGCTTAAGCGTTATATGGAGTTTGTGGTTAAAAATTCAATGTCGCTTGAGGATATGGGGCTTACGGTTAAGTCTCGGGATGAGGCAGAAACGCTGAAAGGCTTTATAAATAATGAGTCAGATAAGCAGGAAACTCAGACGGAATATATGCTTGAGATGAAAAAGAAGCAGAATGAGTTGCTCGCTTTATTAAAGCCAGATGAAAAACCGGCACTTGATGGGACGGTTGAAAAAATTGGCTAGCCGGATTTCACAAACCAAGCGTATTGAAATGGCCAATGTGGCTGAGCGTGAGATTAATCGCTATGCCGATAATCACGCGCTTTGGCATAAGCATATTCATAACGTGGAGCTGGATGCGGTTCAGGTTTTGAAGATGGAAGAAATGGATGAGCACCCTAACACCATTGATTTCTCAACACGTCGGGGTGGTAAAACCGCTGTTAAAGAAATGTATTTGCTTGAGCACAATGCAAAAAATGCGGATCAGGAACTGGGTATTGTTGCGCCCAGGGAGGCGCAGTCTATTACTAACCTTAATTATCACCTCGATGCCATTCGGCGCTCTGAGATTCTTAACGCTTATATATCCCATAAATCCGGCCGCAGGCAGATGAGCGATACCCGCTATGAGTTTGCAAATAAGAGTAAAGCGCAGGCCTACGGCATTATGGCTCAGGTTGATGGTGGTGACATGACCGTGGCATCACTGGAAGAGGTGGACGATATGCCAAAGGATCGGCTGTATGGCCGGTTTTTATTAATGATGGGGTCAGCCCGGCGTCTAGGTGCCGCTAAAGACAGTAAGAACTCTGCACAAATTCGCACCACGGGCGTTTATAAAGGCGCGGACACCTTAACTCAAATGATGGATACCGGCACCTATTTTGCGCTGGGTTGCATGCGTGGCGCCCGAGCCATACAGGAAATTAAAAAACTGATTCGTGAAGGGTATTTGAGCGCAGACGCGGTTGATATTGAAAACTACAAATATCCGGTACCGATATTAAATTCTGTTAACGGCATTGCTTTGGGGTTCTTGAATGAGACTACTATCAAAGACATCGCTGCTGGCCTTAGCAGTGATGAGGTCGCAAGACAATTACTCTGTATTAACACCTCTTCAAAAAATCTCGTATGGGAAGTTTACATGCGATATGCCATGCAAATGTCCATTAAGGCCAGTATCGAAATTGTCGAGCCGGTACCAGGGCAGAAATATAAAAAGCGTGGTTTTTTGTCGATGGGGTATGACCACTCTGGTCATGGTGAAACGCCTGAGGCTTCAAAATCTGCGCTTGTTGTTAATGAAGAGATATCTGGCTTTTATTGTCGAATTTTTGCCAAGACCTGGCCGGCCGGTACCGATGAGAAAATTATTAAAAACGATATAAAAGCTTTCTGGAAGTTTTTCATGCCAAACACCGCTCACGGTGATGCTTATGGTATTGGATTGCTGACCACTCTGAATGATGAGCTCTATGCTGAAGGCCTGACGGATATCAATCGTAATACGGTTGGTGATGGTCAAAGTACTGCCAGCAACTGGAGCGGCTGGGCGTTTGCGCCTTTGCGCTTTGAGGGTGCCATTAAGCACTCAATGGCCCAGGCCGTGCAACAGAGCTATCACAATAAACGCGCTGTTATGCCTTACCTTGATGATTTTCAAGGTGAAGACCAGGCCGTTAATGACATGCGACTACTGGCCAAACAAACACTGAACATAAAGCCCGAGCAAGCAAAGGTTAGTTACAGCACGTACAAAATGATTAATAAAAAATTAGGTGATGATTTATTTGATGCTGACATGGCCGCTCAATGGGGTCACTTAACACAAGGCGCTGATATTGTTCCGGGCGTTATTATTACCAGTTCACATACTCAGGCTGAATTACTGGCTCGGCCCTTACCAAAACCCGTGCCGCACAGAGGATTAATAAATGCGTGATTTAACTCATATTCAACAACGCGCTATCAAGCTGGGTGTTATTGATAAGGTGCCTAGACCTGCGCTTGAACAGGCTCAGCGTGAGGCGGGTTTTGTGCCTGCCGGTAGTGAGCGAGGTTTGCGGAGTACGCCTGAGAATATGATGGTGTATGCCAACCGGTTTAACTGGGTTGACCCATCATTAAGACAGTCGATTTTAGATGTCCGCGTGATGGATAGAGACGATGGCCGCGTTAAAACCATGCACCGGAAAATGTCGCGCACCGCTGTTAAGGGTGGGCTGAAACTGGATGACGCGAGTAGTAATAAAAAGCTGGCTCGTTTATGGAAAAGCTATATAAAACGATTGAATTTACACAAGCATGAAAAGCTGGAGTCCGATGCGCGGGGTCTGGTGATGGAAGGCAATTTGTGCATGCAGTGGGTGGTGGACCTTGACAGCCGAACACTGCAGGCCGGCATACGCATGCCAACGGAAACGATTAACCCGGTGGTGCATCCTAATGGTCAATTTAAAAGCATTGAACAGGCTTATGATCAATTCGATTTAACCACCGGCCAAGTGATAGCTTCTTTTTCATTGTATCAAATGAGCGTGGGTCGTTTAACGCCGGATAATTATGATGACCGTGGCTCCATGGGGCGGCCTTATCTCGATGCGACTCGTAAAAAATTCAACCAGCTGATTATGACTGAGGATGCCATGGTATTGCGCCGGCATTCTCGTGCACCTCAGCGCATGAATCATTCACTGGAGGGAGCAACAAAACCAGAGCTTGATGAATATAAGGCTGGTGTTGAAGCGGATCAAATGAATGGTGCTACGACTGATTATTTTTCAAATAAGAAAAGCTCGGTGACACCATTGCAAGGTGATGCCAGCCTGGGTGAAGTGGCAGACGTTCTGTTGTTACTGGATGGTTTTTTTGCTGGTGGTCCTGGGCCAAAAGGCTTGTTTGGTTATAACGAAGGTTTGAACCGTGACATTCTGGAAGATTTAAAGAAAGATTATTTTGAAGAGATTGATGCGCTGCAGGATATTCAGGCAGGGGTTTATGATTTTGGTTTTCGGCTGGATTTATTACTTCAAGGCATTAACCCTGATAAATATGATTTTGAGGTTAAGTTTGCTGAGCGCAAAACCGACACAGCCAACCAACGTGCAGACCTCGGGCTTAAACATAAAGCGGCGGGCGTGGGTGACATTCAGGTTTGGAAAACGATGGGTCTGGATCCGGTTAAAGTTATGCAAAGCCGACAAGCACAAATTAATTCCAATGATCCTTACCCCTCTAATTTGGAAATGGACTTTGAGGAGGAGGGCGCCAACACGCCAAAGATTAGTGTGACACCCGGGAATCGAACGAAGGGTGAGAGTGCAACTGATATTACAACCAGGTCAACACAATAGCTCATGCCTGTACTCTTAGCCCACAACCCACGCACAGCCACTAACGCCACCATTCAGCGGGCGTCGGTAGCAGCGCGGGCGGCGATGAATCGATTTGATCGTGAAACACTGGCTCAGCTGCAGGCGATTTATCAGCAGGCAGGGCATGAAATTCAGGCGCAGATTAATGCCTTTGCTGGTGCTGATGGCTCTTTGCATTTGAATTCATTGAATGCGTTAAAAGGGCAGGTTGACCAGGTATTGACTAACCTGGATCAGGCCAGCATGAATTTGTTAAATGACGGTTTAGGTCAGGCGGCCGGTTTGGGGGTTAACCCGTTTGAGACTATTCTGGACAGTACGGCGATGACGCGTATTAGCACTGATGCCGTTAATTTTGTGCATAACTTTGTGGCGAGTGATGGCCTGCAGCTGAGTGACCGGATCTGGCGGGTGAACAACCACGCTAAACAGATTGTCGGTAACGCGATCGAATCGGCGATTATTCAGGGGCACGGCGCCAGCCAGGCGGTGAATAATTTACTGGCCAATGGTTTACCTGTGCCGGCTGATCTTCAAAGCAAGTTAAATGCGGCCAATGCGGTGGGTGTGGGTCGTGCCAGTGTGGCTGAGCTCATGACCGGTGCCGGATCGCCACGAGCCAATGCGCTGCGTTTGTTCCGGACAGAGATGAACCGGGCACACGGTGAGGCCTACATGATGGGCGGGCAGGATCATGAAGACTTTGGTGGCTGGAAATTTTTACTCAGCCCGCGTCACCCTGAGGCAGATGAGTGTGATATGCATGCTCGGGTTAATCGCTACGGTTTGGGTGACGGGGTTTACCCGACACGTAAGGCCTGCCCGTGGCCAGCGCACCCTAATACCTTAAGTTATGTTGAGATCGTTTTTAAAGATGAAATTACTGCAGATGATAAAGCTGGAAAAGAAAACCGGATTGACTGGCTGAATGGACAAATCAGCCGTATTCAGCACGGGGTATTAAACAGCCGTGGCAAACAGGGCATGCTGCAGGCTGGGCTGTTAAAAGAAAACCAGATCTTGACGCCATGGGAAGTGTTGAAAAACAAATTGATTAAGCAGGGGATTGATCCGGCCACTATGATAGTGCGCCCGACGGGTATCAGTGAGTCTGGTTTTGATGTGAGCGAGGTGCGGGATGCCGCTTATAAACATGTTTTGCTGCGCGGTATTCGCAAAGGCAACAGCATCGAATATATGTCGGTTTATGACATGAACACCGGTGTGCAGAAATTTGATTTCACCTCATTACAGAAAAGCAAGGTCAGCGGGTTTAGTAACGATCATTACCGTTTATTTAGAGACCCGGCCAATCGACTTGAAATCGTTCACAATCACCCGTCTTCATCATCGCTATCGCCTGCTGATGTGCAATTTACAGCATCGTTACCAGGCGTTAGGTATATCACTGCGATCGGTCACAATGGTGCTATTTACAGAGCAAGCATCATCAATGGTGTTAGTCGCAAAAAGCTGATTGCCGCAAATGCAAGAATAGAGAGTATTATTGTGCCGAGCCTGCGAGAATTTGTGCGAAACGGAAAATTGTCACCGATTAATGCGGGGCGATTAGACAGCCAGATTACTAATCTGGTTTTAGATCGCTTGAATCTTATCGAATATAGCACCACTAATTTAAGTGATGAACTGCTCGAATCGATTAATATTTTTACTGATGATTTCAACGGGTATCTTGATAACCTGGTTAACATAGTTAGCAGAGGTATTTAAAAATGGAAG